AGCCGGTGATCGCTCATTGGCAAAGAAGACCGACTGCAGCTCGGCAAAGGCCTGCAGCGGCCGGCGCACATGCTGCACCAGCTGGGCAAAGATGCTGCGCAGGCTCTGCACCAGCACCACCGGCGTGCGAATCAGATCCGCCAGATTGCCCGTCAGCCCGCCGACCAGGCCGGTGATGGTCGCCAGGCCTTCCACGGTGGTCACCTGGCGCACCGTGTCCAGCAGGCCGGCAACGGTAGCCGTCAGGCCATTGAGGCCGTCCATCGCCTGGCTGGCAAGCACGCTGGCGCCGGCAACGGAAAACTCTTCGGCAAAAGCGACCTCGGTGGCTTCGTCGGCCGCGTTGGCCGTGGTCTCAACCTGCAAGACCGTGTCTTCCACCGCCTTGGGAAAAGTGTTCGACGTGTCTTCAACAAAGGTGACGCTGATGCGCACAAAGCCGCCCTTGTCAGGCGTTTCCTTGAAGCTGCCTTCTGTCTCCAGGGATACCTTGACAATGCCGTAGCGCGGGTGGATCAGCTCGCCGGAGCCCTTGGTTTCAAAGGCTTTGATCAGCGCATCACGCTCAGCCAGGTAGTTGTCGCCGATCAGGTAGGCGTCCACCACGTAGCGGCGTGCGCGCCGGCCCAGATCGTCCACATAGGGCTCATCGCGCTGTGGGTATTCGTTGACCTGGTTGCGCCGGCCGACCTTGATCTCGGCGTCCACCGTGCGGAACGTCACACCCCGAAAACTGCCAGCCACCAGCACGCGGCCGTCCGGCAGCGTCACGCGGCTGAGTTCGTCACGCCAGGCCATTACTCACCCGCCCCGCGCATGGTCTGGCCCAGGGCGTTCATCTTGGTACCGGTAAAGGGCTTTGCTTCAGCCTGGACGGCAAGGTTCGGATTGCCCTGCACGCGGATCGTGATCTCGCCGCCGACCTTGCTGTTCTTTAAAGCGTCGTTAATGGCAACCGCGCGCTTGGCCTCTTCATTGCCAAACAGGCTCATGAAGCGCGCCACCAGCTCGCCGATGCCCTCGCCGCCTTTGTTGCCCTCCAGGCCGTATTTGTAGATGCCAGTGCCCACACCGTAGCCGGCCGCGCCAGCAACGCCCACGGCGCCGGCCGTGTAGCCCAGGCCCGCAACCCCGGCCGATGACTTGAGCGCCAGCGGCGCCAGGGCGGCAATCGTCTTGAGCCGGGTCAACACGCTCACGGCAGCCGCGCCGCCCGCCGCCGCACCACCCACACCCAGCGCACTGCCGCCGCCGCCGTTCATCTCGGCCCAGTTCGTCACATAGACAGGCGTCACACCGGCAGCCGCCTGCAGGGCCTTGCCCTGGGCAACGCCAGCGGCCACGCCGCCCGTGCGGCCGATCAGCCTGCCCACAACACCAGGCACGATGCGGGACAAGGCGTACACGCCGGCAGCGCCGGCCGCTGCGCCGCCCGCAATCTGCCCACCGCTCAGCTCCATGCCGCCTTGGGCCTTGGCGTTGAGCAGGTACTTGATCGCGTTGGAGATCGTCTCGTTGATCGGGCGGGCAAACTCTTCGGCAGATTTGCGCAGAGCGCCCTGCAGGCGCGATGTCTGATCGGCCGCGTTGTTGATGGCGGCCGGCAGATCGCGCTGCAGCGTGCCGCCGGCGTTCTTGATTTCCTCTTCGAACTTGCGGATGTTGCCCAGGCTGTTGCCATTGAGCAGCGCAAAAATTCCGCGCTGGGTGTCCAGGTCGGTTTTGCCGAAGGCCTTGTTGATGTACTGGAAGCGCTGCGCGTCGGTGGTCAGCTTGACAAAACCCTTGCGCATGTCTTCAAGCACCGCGATCGAGTCGCGCCGGCTACCGTCCTTGGCAAAAAACTTGACGCCTGTTGCCTTCTCGGCATCCTTGGCATAGGCGGAATTGGTGAACAGGCGCAGGGTTGAATCAGCCAGTGTCGCCAGGCGTTCAGGCTGGCGCTCGATCTGCGACAAGCCTTCAATGAAAGCCAGCGTCTTGTCGAAGCTCATGCCGGCCGACTGCGCCCTTGACGCCACACGCGGGAAGATGGTGGACAGGTTCTCCAGCTCGGCATTGCCCAACCGGCCGGCCACCGTCATCCTGTCCAGCATGCTGGTGGCAACGCCCGCTTTCGCCAGGTCAAAGTTGTAGTTGGCGGCCCCAACTGACAGAGCGCCGCTCAGCGCGTCTTCATTCGCCCCGGTGACGGCCTTCGCCATGCTGACCGCCTTGGTGGCCTCCAGCGCTTCCTTGTGCTTCAGGCCGGCCTGGATCAGGTTGTTGTAACCAGCCACCGTGTCATCAATCGCGCCGCCATTCTTGCGGATCAGGGCGAACATCTCTTCGTAGGCCTCTTTCTGCTCGGCGATCGACATGCCGGCAGTCAGCCGCACCTGGGTGAGCTTTTTCTCCAGCATGGCTGCGTTGCGCTGCATCTGCACCAGGCCGACACTCAGACCCAGCCCAGCCAACTGCCCCTGGGTGGACTGCATGAAGCTCTTCAGCCGCTGGAATTCCGCCCTGGCGGAATTGACGAACGCGCGGGTGCCTTGCTGCGCCTGTTGCGTGGCGCGCAGGTAGCTGGCCGCATTGCCATCTATCCGGACGCCGAAAACGTAATTGGTGCTCATGACTCTTCAGGGGGTTTGGTGAGAAGGTTCAGGTAAAGCTCAAACTCCGCGAGCGGCAGGCTGATGATCTCCGCGCGGCTCCAGTGAAATTTAAGGGCTATCAGAGCAACCCCGCCAAGCTTGTCCTTGTGCTTGGCTACTCTTCTTCCCCCAGGCGGTCTGCCTCGGCCAGAGCCGAAGCGATCTCGCCGAAGCGGGCTGGGCTCATGCCGTCAAAATGACTCGCCACAAACGGGCCGGTGAATTCGCCCGCGCGGACGATCTGCAGGCAGGCCATTTGCACATTGAAGGCATTGGGCTGAAAGGTGGAGGCCTGCTGCTCGGCAGCAATCACGTCCTTCATGGTGGACGGACGGACTTCGATTTCCCTGGCTTCCTTGCCACCAATCTTCCAGGGCTTTTTCAGTGGCTTGATCAGGTTCTCAGACATCATTGACTCCGGGTGTTTAAAGCTGTTTAAAACAGGGTGTTTCAGTTGAAAAGCCACCCGAAGGTGGCTTGTCATGGCGCTCGGTCCGGTCAACCCTCCAGGCACTCGACCGCGCCGAACTCAAAGTCCGACTCGCCTTTCTCCAGCGTAGGCGGCTTGGCGCTCCAGGCTTCGATCAGCGTGTACACGCGGCCGGTGTCGGTCTCGAAGGTCAGCGTGCCCTTGAAGGCATGAATGTCCATCAACCGCGTGTTCGCTGTGTGGTTGATCTTGCAGGTGACTTTTGGCGCGGTGTACTTCTCGGTATGGCCGTCAACGCCCGCGTCGCTGATGGCGGCCTCGCGCTCCAGCCCACCGGCTTCCAGCTTCGCGCCTTCCTTGCTGCGAATGCGGTCGCCGTTGAGCGAAAGAAATACCCGGCCTGTGACTTGTCCCATGTGAGCCCCTTAAAGAATGAATTGAACAGAGCCGGCAAACACGTTGAACTGGTTCACGCAGTCGGCCGGGATGATGGCGTTGACCCGGTTGCGGTCCACCACGCTGCGCACCACGCGAACGTCCTTCTTGAACTTCTCGAAGTTCTCCAGGATGCCGACTTTTTCCAGCTTGCGCCCCGTAGAAATCAGCACGCTGGTGATCAGACGAGGTGTTGCCACCCGTTGGCCTTCGTCAAAGTTGGTGCCGTCATCGGCCAGCTTGTGGCGCGGGAAGGCCAGCGCCTGGTCAACACGGAAGCTGAAGCGCATGAAGTCGGCCGTCCACTTCGTGTTGAGCATCAGGTAGCTCACATCGTCGATGCCCTGCGGGTTGGTCTGGTAGCTGGTAACGACCGTCTCGATCAGCACAGTCCCATCCTGAGCAACATCGAACGTACTGATGCCATCTCGCAGCAGCAGCTCGCGCTCAGGGCTGCGCGGGAAGCGGTCAGCCTCTGCGGGCGCCAGCAAGCCGGGCACTTCAAGCGTGCGAAACGGCAGCGCTGGGTCGATGGCGCCGTTGAACTCAATCACTGCCGCCATGCGCGCTGCCCAGTTGTATGCTCCCTGTGGAGGTCGCTTCACGCCCAGGATGGTTTCATGCACATTGTTGCGGCCGGATCCGAACGAGGTCAGGTCGCCGTGTGTGCCCGCCTTGCCGACAAACAGGTGGCCGGTGCGCATGTCCATGCCGCCAAAGCGAGCCGCCATCTCCACCTTGATCTTGTCGAGGTTGGTGATGTCGCTCAAGCAGGTGATGATGGTGTAGTAGTTTTCGTTGATGATGGCGGCCAGCGCGTCTGCCACGTCAGGGTTGCCGGCACCGGCCACGCCTGCAGCGACCACGGCCGTGATGCCCGCAGGCAGCACTTCGTCTGCCTGGTAGTTGATGCGGATGTCGATGTCGTTCCCGAAAACGCCCTTGTGCCGCGCGGTAAAGGTCACCACGCCCAGGGCGCTGGCAGCGGTCACCGGGCCGTCCAGGTGGGCCGTCACGGCGGCGGCGACATTTGTGGCCATGTCCGTTGCCGTGTCGCCGCTGGTCACGCCAACCGGCACCAGCTCGCCGTTGATGCGCAAGGCCAGCGTGCCCGCGCCCGTGGCCGGGCCGGTGAGTGTCAGTGTCTGCGTGGCTTGCACGCCGGCAAGCAGATCGTCCAGGCCAATGGCCCACATGTCGGTTTCTTTGTTCACCTGGCGCGCGCCGCGCAGCATCTCGTGCAGCACCGATCCGCGGCCGAATAGCGCCGCCGCTTCGGCCGGGTTGTTGATGCGGTGCAGCGTGGCTGCGGCTGCAGATCCGGCCGCCAGCTTGTTGCCAATGAAGAGAATGCGCCGCGCCTGGGCAATCAGGTTTCCGCCCAGCGCCTTGCTGTTGTCGATTTCAATGAACTGCCCCCCCGTGCGAATGTCGATCGGGATGGTGTTGAACGTGATGTTGTCCGGCATTTAATGCTCCAGGAAGTAGGCTGTTAAAGGGCTTTAAAAACTGTTTGGCCGCGCGCTACTTGCGGGCCTTGGTGCTGTCGGCAGTGGGGACCGCTGCGCTGTCTGCCGGCGCCGTGGCCTCGACCACGTCGCCGTCCTTGATCCGGCGCAGCCAGTAGCTTTCGGGGTTGACCCATTCGCCCTCGGCCCTCAGGTGGCCGTTGACGGGCTTGCGCACCTTCAAGGTCACACCGTCTGCCTGGGTTTTGGGCTTGATGAAAATACGTCCGTCGTTGCTCATGCGGTAGCTCCTGGTAGTGAAACGTCCATCTGTAGATCAGGCTGGGTGTTGGTGTAGTCGGGCGGCTCGGCGAGCCAGCTGGCGTACTCAATGGCGCCCGCGTCGGCCGGGCTGTCGATGTCGGCGTGCAGGTGCAGGAAGTCGTCCAGCTGATCCAGCTCGCTTTCGTCGTAGTCCGCCTCGAGGTCAATGGGCGAGCTGCCGAACTTCATCTCAATGGCGGATATGCCTGCCGCCAGGAAGACATCGTCATCCGCCATCTCGGCCGAAGTCAGCCTCCAGCTGCAGTAACCGAGGCGTTGCTTGTTGATCGTCTTGATGGCGATGCGCAGGAGGTGGTCGCAGCCGAGGTCAATGCCGTCGCCCTTGCGGGCCTGCGCCTGGCCGGCGACGTTGCGCACAATGCCGGCCACGGTGAACTCCAGGTGCGCCTGGTCGTCTGTCACCGTGATCCGGCCCGGCACCACGTACAGGGCAGGCGCTTCTACCTGGTAGCGGGCAAGCAGCTTGTCGCCGACCAACTTGGGCAGGCTCTCGACCGTCTTTATCTTGGTCGCGGTGCGGTGGCCCTTGAGCGCGGCCAGTAAAGCGTTTTCGTGGAGGGCCAGCATCAGCGGCCTCCCTTGCGCGCGGCCAGATCCACCGCGTCATGGGACAGCGCCAGCATCTCGCGGCCATCCTCGGCATTGACGCCCAGGTAAGGCCTGGCCGGAATGGTGACTTGCTTGACCGTCACAAACCCGCCGCCCGGCATGCGAAAGCGCAGCGCGCCGGCTGACTTGGCCTTGATGACAGCGCCGAACTGGTGGACGCCGGCATGGATCACGTTGGTGCCCCAGCTGGTGCCGTTGTTGTCGGCGTTGTGGCTGAGGCTGCGCAGCAGCCTGGCCTTTTGCACGAGCGTCTGACCGCCTACCTGGCGGGCGCGGATGCTGGGCACCCAGCGCTTGCGATCCGGGCCGGCCTGGTTCTTGAACCGCAGGCGGGTGCTGCTCTCGCCGTACTGGCCGAGCGCTTCCCAGATCGGGCGCGGGTGCTGGCCTTGGGCGGCCATGCGCGAAAACGCGCCGCCCAGGGCCTCCAGGCCGTTGGCATAAGACTCAATGATGATCCCGGCGGTCACAGAAAGCCCTTGCTGCGATCGCGCGTCCAGACGGACTCGCTGGTGATCAGCTCGGCACCGGCGCTGCTGACCGGCTGCTGGCCGCTGGCGGCGTCAGCGCCCAGGCTCACCGTGCCCTTGGAGACGCTTTCAAGCCACTTGATGTTAGAGGCGTGCCGGTCCTTGATGGTGTCGGTGACCTGGTCGTCATACATATAGAAGCGGGCCAGCTCGCAGGCCACCCGTGCCAGCACGGCCGGCACGGGCGCCACCGGCAAGGTGTAGCGGGCGCTGATGTAGCCGTTGATGGTGTCGTCTGCGTCCTGCAGGGCGCGCTGCAGCACTACCAGAGCGGCAGCGGTAGCGGCTTGTTCGTCCACCGTGTAGCCGGCCAGGCTTGCGGCCGCAGCGGCGGCAACCAGCATCTCGGCCGTGACCAGGCGCGGCACCTCCCGTGCGACACGCTGAGCAATCTCAGTCGCGTCGAAGCGGGTCAGCAGTTCGGTGGCGGTGGCGTAGGTCATGGGTTTTGAGCTTTGAGGAATGCACACCTGGTGCGCATTCCTGAAACCTCAAAAAAGGCCCGGTGGGTTGCCCCACCGGGACTTCTGCTCAGCTGCTTGGCAGTTGGTTATTTCTTCGCGGGCTTGTCTTCTGCAGGCGGCTCGATGTCTACCTCCTGCACGACCAGGTTCTTGTCGCCCGTGATCTGCTCGACCTGCTCTTCGGTGAGCTGGTCCAGCGGAATCACGGTCGGGTCGGCCGTGAAGGTGTGGCCGCCACGGCGAAAGCTCGCCGGGCGGGACACAACCTTCAGGCCCTTGGTTGCAGGGCCTGCGGCCTTGCTTTTCGCTGCTGTTGCCATCTAAGTAATCTCCAGGAGTTGATGGGGTTGTGGGCTGGGGCTTACGCCAACCAGGGGCAGGTAACGACCACAGCGGTGTCGCGGTAGACGTTGCTGGCACCGTTTGCCAGGCGCTCGGCGGTGACCACGTCCAGCGCGGCCTTCTCGTTGCTGGGGCCGACCAGCAGCAGGTTGGGCGTGATGCCCAGCGGTTTGCCGGCATCGTTCTTGAAGCCCATCATTGCCTGACGTGCCGCACCGTAACCGGCAGCGTCCAGCGCGGCCTTGCTGCAATAGGCTTGTTGCCACAGCCCGAAGCCCACGTTCAAGCGACCATCAACGCCGAAGACGTATTCGTTCAGATTGAACACGTTCTCGCTTGTCAGGTCGGTCTTCGCCACGAACGCATAGGGACGGCGCATCTGCAGGATGAAGGGCTTCAGCACCTTGCTGGTGTCCAAAAGGAACCAGGGGTTGTTGCCGCCTGCTGCGGTGTAGTTGCTGACGCTCACCTCGGCACCCTGCGGACCAACCGGGTGGTCGGTGTCGAAGAAGTACTGGCCGTCATAGCAGGGGGTCGTGAGACCCAGCAGCACCAGACCGAAGATCAGCTCATCGGGATGCTGGGCGGCGTCCTGGCCCATCTGCGCCATCAAAGGCGTGTACACGCCGCACTGATCGTCGTCAATGGCATCACGCGGAACGGCGACGGTGCTCTCGAACGTCTTGTTCTTGATGGTGTAGCCGTGCAGCTTCAGGTTCTGATAGACGCGCTCGCCAATCCACTCGCGCAGCTTGGTGTTCGCGCCCAGCCAGGCATAGACTTCCTCGCCGGTGCTGGACGTCACCTTCATGGCAATCTTGTCCCACATTGGCTTGGCCGTGCCGAACGCGCCTTTGAAGGCCGCGTTAAAGCCCTGCTTGAGCAGAGCCAGGTTGGCCGGCGTGATGGTCAGACCGCCGAAGGCCAACCCTGCCCAGGCAGCGCCATGCTCGGGCATGGCAATCGCCGTCATTGCCGCGCCTACGTGCGCCGGGTTCTGCCCGGCCATCACCAGGCAAGCGCCGATCGCGGCCACCGCCAGGACGGCCATCAAGCCGCCCATACCAAAAATGCTTTTCTTCATTGAATGCTCCAGGAGTTGCGAAAGTTAGATGAACTCGACCCAGACGCCGGCGGCGTCCACATCGCGGATTTTTCCGGCCACGCTGCGGGTGCCGGTGCCGTCCGTCTTGGCGACGGTCTGGTTGTCAACGATGTAGCAGCTGTCGCCGATCTCGGCGACGGTGATGGCGTCAGCCGCCGCGCTGTTGCCGAAGCGGAACCAGCCGTCCCGGCGCACCGGGGCTTTGAGGTCGCCACTTGCGCCAGCGGTGTTGTCCACGGTTTCATCGAACACGCCGACTGCGACCAAGGTCGTAGCCGTCGCGCCGCCTTGGGCATAGCCTGCGGCCGTGAGGGCCGCTATCGTGCCGGCCAGCACCTTGGTGGCCGCCAGCACAGGGTAGTCAACCCGGTCGCCCGCGCGACGTTGCGTGTCGCGCTCAATTGCAATTGCTGTCATGTGTTTTCCAGGTAGTTAAGGGATGGGTGGGTGCGCGTCAGGCCGCTGCCTCTGCGCCGCTGCGGAACTCTTCCAGCGAGATGCCGAGGTTCTTGCACATCGCCAACTCATCGGCAGTGCCAGGCGCTTTGGGATCAACCACCGCAGGAGACTTGCCGTTGGTCTGCGTCTGGCCGGCCAGCGCGGGGTTGGCGGGCGTGTCTTTGATCAGCGCTTTGAGCTGGGCGATGTCCACCTTGCCAATGTCGCGCCACACCTTCTCGACCACTGGCGAGCACTTGCCATCGGCCCGTGCGGCGGCGATCAGTTCATCGACCTCGCGGTCAACGCCGGTTGCCCGCAAGGCCGCGACTTCCTTGGTGAGCGCGTTGAACGATTCAAGCGCCACAAACTTCGTGGGGTCGGGGTTGCCGCCCGCGCCGCTGGCTTTGAGCGTCGCCACTTCCGTGGTTAGGCTTGCAGCCTTGTCGGCGTTGGATTTCAGAGCTGCAGCAGCAGTGACCACTTCGGCAGGAGTAGCGGTTTCTGCCAGGCCCAGCGTCTTCACCAGGTCTGCCGGCATCGCTGCGGCCTTCAGGGCCGACACGGCGGTGACGGCTTGCTCTGCCGTGGTGGCTTCGGTAACAGGGAGGCCAAGCGCCTTGAGCAGCGCTTTGAGAACTTCATTCATGGATTGCTCCGGGTGGGTTGAAAAACTGGCATTGAGCCGCGCGACGCGCTCCTGCGCGACAGGGCTCAGATCGAGACAGGGGATATTGACCAGCGAGGCATTGAGAACATCAAGCACCTCGCCGGTCTCTTTGTCGTAGACGATGACCGGGCTGATGTACTTGTATTCACCAGCCTCAATCATTTCTTTGGCCTTGGCAGTCCACTGGACATTCAGGGCAAACAACCCAAGGCCGTCGCGCCACTCGAAGGCAGTGGCCCAGCCAGACGCTGGTGCCGGCTGGCCGTTCTGCTCGCTCAGCATGGATTGGTGTTCGTAGTCCAGGTTGAACTGCACACGCGCATGGCGGGCGGTCAACTTGGCGGCGAGGGTGCGCCCTTGTTGGTCAGACAGCTTCCATGTAAGGCCCTTTCCTGGACGGCCGTCGCGGCCAACGAATTCGCCCACCGGCAACAGGTGCACGTCTGCAGTGGCCTGCAGCGCAAGCGCCAACGTCAATAGAGCAACAGCGGTTTTCTTCATGAGGCGTTGATCCTCGCGCGATGCCGCACTACACGTCTAGTAAAACGCTTTAGCTCGTTCATGGCTTGGCGCCCTTGTCGGCCTTGAAGGCCTGGGTCTTGTCCTGCAGCATCTTTTCCAGGTGCGCGCGCCGGCCGCCTGGCGGGTAGTTAAAGGCTGGGTCAACGCCTTGAGGCACACGCATCACTTCACCCGTGCGCTTGTTGACCACCTCGCGCATCACCTCGGGTGGGGCCTTGCCGACCTGCAGGCCTTCGCGTTCCAGCATGCGGCCCGACAGCTGATAGACCGGGCACTTGCAACCCCATTCCTTGATCGGGTAGTGCGATTGCCAGAAGGGATCGTCAACGCGTAACACCAGGTTGGCGAAGATGGCATGGCTGTGGCGGGGATTCACCGAGGCGCTGCTGCCGTACTGCAAATACGGGAACAGTTCCTGGTTGCGCTCCGTGCGCTCCCACTGCCCTTCGCTGTAGGCCGTGGCGAGGTTGTTGTCGAAGATCACTTCCAGCCGGCGCGGGCTGCCCAGCTGCACCAGCTTGGTCTCGCCATCGTCCGGGTCAACCATCTCCTGGCGGCCCCACCAGCCGCGCTTGACCAGGCGCGGCATCAGCTCTTCCTGGAAGACGGCCAGCGTGGTGCCGTCTGCGATCGCTGCGTCCACGAACTCGCGGATCTCGGCCAGCAGATCGAGCTGCATCGCCTTGGCGACCGTGAAGGCTGCCTGGTGTTCCTGCTGCCAGACGTCGCGGTAGTCGAAGCCGATCCGGTAGCCCTTCTGCCGGAAATAGGCGATGGCTTCCTCCGGATTGACGGCCTTCAGTACCGGCTTCAAGTCCAGTTTTTTGGGCATTTAATGCAACACCCGCTCAAAACCAGCCGAAAAAGGCAAGCCCATCCCCGCCCCAAATTGGCGCATAGACCCTTTAAAGACCGCTTTAGCAGCCGCGCTGGCGATTTTTTGGGGGGGTGGTAGCCAGACGGGCGAAAGGCGCCACAAAGGCCCTGAAATTTGAAGTGGCCCGGTTTGGGGGCACCGGACGGCCGCCCACCAAAGCGGAAACTTCAATGCTGGCGCGGGTTTACGGCCGTTTGGCTGGCGCATCAATCGGCCTTTTTGACCTGGTTGAGCTGGCCCCAGGTGCGGGCCGCGAATTGGCCGCGCGCCAGCAGCTCGGCCAGCCTGGCCGGATTGGCTTGGCTCAGCGCTGCCTCCAGGGCATCGCGGAATTCCTCCAGGGTGCTGGCAGCGGCCAGCGCGGTCTGGACTGGCTGCAGGGTTTCGCCCAGGACTTCCTCCCAGTCGTCGCCCATGTCGGCCGCAAGCGCGTCCAGTTCATCGCCCTCGGGGCCGCCCGCCGGCACACGGGCCTTCAGCTGGGCGCTGCCAGGCTTGGGCGGCTTGCCCTTGGGGTCGGTCCGCTCGGCCGCTGCAGGCGCTGTCTTGACCAGGACTTCATCGCCCTCGGCCGGCTGCGGGATCTTCAGCTTGTCGTGCGCCCACTTGGCCGGGATGCGCATGCCCACGTCCACCAGCTTGGGCACGGCCTCACTGTACAGCTTCAGGTCTTCCGGCTCCTGGGTATCAAACACCAGGCTGGGGCAGCGGCGCATGTCCGTCGCCCCCTTGTTCAAAGCCAGGAGCGGGTAGATCAGCTGGCGCTTGAGGGTGGCCGCGATCTGCTTGGCATCGGCATTGCGCAGCTCGGTGCGCACCTCGTTGTGCACCTTGCCCAGGGCCTGCGTGCCGTTGGCGCCTTCGCTGCTGGTCAGCGTGCCGCCCAGGATGGCCTTGGACATGGTCCGCTCCATCAGGCTGATCATGGAGTCGAAGGCTTTGTTGTCGCCGGTCGCCGCGTTCTTGAAGTCGATCGCCATGCCGGCCGGGATGATGCCGGCCGCGTTGTGGCCAATGCCGACCACTGCGCGCAGCAGCGTGGCCTTGTCTTCCTTGGTGGCACTGGCGCCGTAGGTGCCCAGCCGCATCGGTAGGCCGTAGATCTCCAGGAACTCGGCCAGATCGCGCACGGCGTAGTTCTTGAAAATGAAGGGCCACGTCAACACGCGGAACAAACCGCTGCGCGAGACATAGCCACTGCGCGCCCGGTGCTGGTGCATGATCCAGCCGAACTGCCAGAGCCGCTCACCGTCCGCGCTGTTGTCGCGCAGCCGCAGCTCGTTGCGGCCGATCTCTGGATCGAGCGCCAGCTTGAACCAGCCCTGTGGCCGGTGCTCGATCTTCACCGGCATCTGGATGCCGTCCACCCGGCCCCATGTCATCTCCAGCGGGGCAAAGCCGTGGCCGATCGCGTCCGTCATGTCGAACAGCACGTCGCCGAAGTCCTCCATCGACTCCAGCACCTCGGTGATGAACTCGGCTTGGGCCTTCTCCTGGGCCGTTGCATTCTTGGGCGGGACGATAGTCCAGTCCAGCTGCTGCACGGCCATGCGGCGCTTCTGCAGCTCGCTGAAAAGGTGGCCGTCCTTTTCTTCCATGTCGGCAAACAGCTCGTGCTGGGCCGTCAGGTCGCCTTGCTCGGCGTCCTGCAGGATCTTTGCCAGGCGTGGCGGCGTCAGGCCCCGGCTGGGGTGGTTCTCAAACTCATAGCGCAGCTGCGCCAGGCGCGCGGTCTGCGGCTCCTGGAGCTGAGCCACGGCTACGTCTTCAAAGGCTTTGCCGAATTGGTCAAGGATGGCCATAGTTGTTTCTCGGTTGTGTTGGCCTACCAGGCACCGCGCTGAAAGTCGCCCATGTCGTGATCGTTGTCGCGGTCATTGAGCGGTGCATCCCAGCGGCCGTGGCGGGCTGGCGCGGCCTCATAGCCGTAGTCATTGGTGCCGGCCAGCACTCGACTGGCGTACCAGGCGTTGGCGCCAGCGATGAAGGTGTCGCCGTGGCGTTTCTTTTTCTGAGCATCGGCGGTGCGCAGATCTGGAATCAGCGGAATGCCCTTGACGACCTTGGGCACGCGGTGGTCGGCCAGAATGTCCGCGTCCATTGGCAGCTCGAACATCCGGTCCTCGAACGCCGCTTTGTACGGAGGCAGGTTTTCCAGGTACCAGGCCTGCGTGGCCATGATGCAGAGAATTCGGTCCGGGCCATACCGCTGCGCCGTCTCTTCAGCCATCTGCGAGCCGAGCCCACGGCCATCCAGCGCGGCACCGACAAAGCGGTGCAAGCCGTCCATCAAATACCAGAGCACCTGCAGCTGCTGACGGAATGGCATGCCGCGCAGCTCGATCGCAAAGGGCGCATAGCGCGTCAAGTCCTGGCGCTGCAGCAGCGGCAGGAACGCGCTTAAGTCGCCGGTGCGGCCAAAGTCGCCACCGACAAAGCTCATCTCGTTTTTTGGCAACTCGGCCAGCACCGGCTTGAGGTTGTCCTCGCACCAGCCGAGGATGGTCGAGATTCGCTCATGCTCAGGCTGGAAGGTGAAGGCCGGCGCGCGCTGGTCACGCAGCACCGGCCAGCCCTTGCGCATCTGGCCTTCGACCAGCTCGCGGGTGAGGAAGGCGCCAGAGCCGTTCTTGGGCACGCAGTCCAGCTCTTCCTCGGCGTCGTCGCCGTACTGCGCGCGGATGGTTGCCGCCCACTTGGCTTCGCCCTCGGCCGTCCATTCAATCTCCTGGCGCTGGCAGACGCGGTGGTACAGGCCGTCGCGGATGGCTTCATCAAAGGTGGTGCGGTGCAGGCTGTAGGGAACGCGGCCGGCACGGATATCGTTGACCAGGGTGTTGAACGGGTTGTCGTCGCCGTTGTGCGTGCTGATGATGCGCACCTCGCCGCCCCAGATCAGCAGCGCCATTGCGGCCTTGATCAGGCCGGCCAGGTCGGTGTGGAAGGCGGCTTCATCGATGATCACACGGCCCTGCTTGCCGCGCAGGTTTCGCGGCGTCGATGACAGTGCCGTGATGCGGTGCCCGCTGGCGAAGGTGATGCTGAATTTCAGCACCGACTGGCGCTCTTCGCCGTCGATGAAGATCTCCTCGCCCGACTCGATGTCGGCCGCGAAGCCCTGCATGTGCTGCGCCCACTGCGCGCAATCGAGAATGAACTCGATCGCCATGTCCTTGGTGTAGCCGATGTACCAGACGTCCATGCCGGTGGCGGCTGCCGCGCATTCCACCGCGTCTTCGGCCTCGCCCCAGCTCAAGCCGATGCGGCGCGACTTCTCGTACACCTTGACCTTGGCCTTGTCGGTGACCCACTTGCCCTGGTAGTCCAGGAAGATGCCGGGCGAGCGCTGCGCCGCCTGGTACTGGATCGCCTCGGCCAATGGCGTCAGCGTGGGGGACAAGGCGATCGCGGCCGCGACTGCCAGCTTCGGCAGGATCATTTGGCGGCGACTCCCAGCACCTTGTTGCGCCAGGTCTGAATGGTCTCTTCAGACGCACCCAGCTTGCGGGCGCCCTTTGTGATTTCTTCGGCGGCCTTCTCGGCCTTGGCCGCGATCAGCTTGCGAATGGCAAACTCTTTGTCGATCACCAGCTTGTCGGTCTGGGCAAAGCCCTTGATGGCGTTGCTCAGGAACATCAGGTCTTCAGGGCTGGCGCTCTCGGTCTCGCTGATGCTCTTGAAGGCCACCATGCGCAGCATCTCCAGCAGCATGCGGCTCACGTCGCCCTTGGGCTCTGCGCCGATTTTGTCCATCCACACCGAGGCCATCTGTTGCGCCTGGCGGTATTCCTCCATGCGCTCATTGGCCGTCTTGACGTAGCGGCCGACCGCAGAACGTGAAGCCTCGCCGCCCAGGGAATTGATCAACTCGACCAGCTGGTCAATGCTGGTGCGGCCTTCGCGCACGGCCGTGTCCACCGCTTCCTTGATCTTGGGGTCAAGCTGGGTGATGGAGCTGGGCCGGGAAGGCTTGCGCTTGACTATGGTTTTCGGTGCCATGTAAAAGCCTTTAAGGCGTCGGCTTCTTGACGCCAGGCACGCTGGCACGGCCTGCAGCTACATCGGCGCCACGGGCCGTCATGGTGGCGAGCGTCACCTCGCCGATCACGCGCGAAGTCACCAGGCCCTGCTCGGCCAGCCAGGCAATGTCGCCGGTCACCTGGTCGATGCTGGCGTTGTGGCCGTAGATGTCGCCAATGGCATCGCGCAGCAGGAAGCCGTTGGCCTGGTAGCCCTGCGACTGCGCCAGCACCAGCAGCAACGACAGGCGGCGGTCTTCAGTGACGGTTTTCTGGAAGCTCATCGGTGTTTGTTGTTATTGAGTAGGTGGTCATGCACCAGGTTGATCTGGTGCTCCATGCGGGAGAGCAGGCTCGCCATGCCGTTGATCTGGCCTTTCACGGTGGAAACGTCATTAGCCAGATGGGCCATGTCCTGCTCGGTCGGCAGGTGCTTGACGGCTTCCTCCAGCACCGTGATTCGGGTGTTCTGCTGCTCGTTGACCTCGGTGCTTGCCTTGATGAAGGCCACCAGCTCACTGGAGACGGCTTTCACGGCGATAACGTTGTCGTTGTCCTTGGTGCGCAGGTAGCCCCACACGCCCAGGGCGATGATCGCCACCCAATGAGCAATGTCATTGAAGACCTTCCACGAGATGAGATCAAAGGGGCTCAAGGGCTCTCTCCGTTTTGTTTGTTTGTTTGGCTGCGCGACATACAAACATCGCGTCGTCCTGCAAGCCGGCTACCTGGTCGCGGAGTCGGTCAGTTTCTGCAGCCAGTCCGAGGAAAGCTTGGTTGCAGCTTCCAAAAAGCTCTCTTGCGGTGGCGGCACCTTGAGCGAGGGCGATAGATCCGGGATCGCTGCCGGCGGCGGACACGTCACGCCGGTTGAGGGTTTCAATGGTGTCGAGCAGGCGCTTATTGACAGCGCTACCGACAGCAATGCGCTGGTCACGCAGCGCCTCACGTTTGGCTTGGTCATCAGAAATCCTTTCAGCGTTACGAAACTTGATCAGTTGGTCGGCGCTGCGCTCACGCTCCAGGCGCAGGGTTTCGGCCTGGTCAACGGCCTTTTGCGTGTCCCACTGCGCCTGGGTACGGGCTTCACCCACACCGATCAGGTGCGAGCGCACGGCCAGGCCGGCAGCGACAAGCGCTGCCAGCACGGCGGCGATGATGGCGATGCGCATCCAGTTCAGGGGATTCATGGAATGGCCCGGAAAAGCTGGAAGGCGCGGATGGCCTTGTTGAGAACCGGCAGGCCAAAGGCCACCCAGACAAACACGCTGCCGGGCAGTACGTCTTTCAACAGGCCCATGCGCTCTTCTGCAGCAGCAGCGGCCAGCACGATGGCGTTGAACCAGAACACCTTGTTCTCCCACCAGCGCGGCGCGCCTGGCGGCTGCACGCCGGTATGCTCCCACCAGCTGCGGATCTCGATGCTCAGTTCGCCCCAGGCGGGCAATGGCCCGCCCTCGGAGTTGACGCCGTTGCGCAGCAGGAAGTAATCCCGGTAAGCGCGCTCGCCGGGCGTGGCGGGAACCGCTGCCTGAGCCGCCGCCATGTGCTTGAAAGCCTTGAATGCTTGCGGGCTCATGCGCGCACCTCGCTGCAGTGGTGGGCAGGCCCACCCGACACGCGGCGCGGGCTATCACCTTCGCGCATACATGCCGAGGGGCCGCCCATAAACTTGGATTGGTCGAATGTCACGCGCTGACCTCGCAGATCTGCGACGCCTCGGGCTGCATGCCACGAGCCAACCAGGCACGCACGTCAAAGCCTGGGCAGGTCTTCGTCCACTCGAACGGTTCCACCAGGCCGTCGCCATCGCCATCGGGCGACAGGTCGCGGTGGCCGCAGACGCCGCCGAAC